AATTCACGTTTTTCGCGATCCCCAAATCCAGTACGATTGTCATCGTAGTTACGATAGCTTTCCGCCACACTTTCCTTCTTGGCAGTTTTGGCCGCATCTTTCCATGCTTGTGCTGTGGGCGCTTTAGGACTATCAGCATCTCTACTAGTGCCTGCTTTTTTACGTTTGTTCACATAGTAGTATAGTCCTTTCTTTTCACTTTCTACTATATCTTTTTTAACACTTTCATCTAATTCATGCATTTTCATAATTTTTTCTCCCCAGTCATGTATGGTAAACTAAACCATAATTTGAACCATTCAGGAGTTCCTGGTTTAATATTGTTTTTGCGCTGTATCTCACCGTTGTTATCGCCGGTTACACTGATGTTGCTGCCTAAGCTAGCACGATACTCGTGTAGTCTTGCTTCACCACCTAGACCACCTAGACCAGCCAGTGCTTTTAATTCGTGTATAGGATCATTGGGATCGAGATAACAATCGTCATCTGCACTTTGATTCAAATCCTGTGTAGTGATCCTATATTGTTTCATTTTAAACTTGCTCTTAAAAACCAACTGTGCTTTTTGTGTGCATCTTGACGGTCAGCCAAAAAGTTACTTAATCCGTGATCTCCGTGCGACTCTGCCATGTCAAAGGTGATACGAAATATTTCAGCCATCTTGTCACTGTCCGCTAACAATTCTTTCAGCATGGCACTCCATTCTGGCACAGTGTTTTCGTCTTCAACTTTGGTCAGCATACTGAATTTACTGTAACTGGCTGGCGCATAAACTTGCAAGGCACGTAGCTCTTCCGCAAATTTATCAACTACACCGTATACTTCGTCATATATTCTTTCAAACAACAAATGATGCTGATAAAATAAAGGCCCTTCAGTATTCCAGTGAAAGTTTTGCGCCTTTAATGCAAATGAATATTCGCTAGCAAATGCTGTTTTTAATGCTAAATGATATTTTTCGTCCACTTTAAACTCCGTATTTGTTTCGTTTAGGTTTTGCTACAGGACTGACTTTATGAGTAGAATCCAATTCTCGACTCTTCATATCGCCTTTATTTGTATCCTTGTAACTAGCACCAACAACCTTATATGCTTGTTTAAGCATGTCTTGTTCTTCTTGTGTATAAGGATGAGTTGTTTTTTGTTTACCAATCCAGCTCTTGGCCTTCATTTCAATAGGGTCTTTGCCGTTAGCACCTGCTACTGCCATGCCTAATCGATATGCAGTGTAATCACCGCTAACATGTTCGCTATCGCCGTAAGTATTAACACCTCTAGTGGGCTGTTGTTGTCGCTTGGTCATTTTAGCCTGCGATGACTCTAGCATTGCAGTCATTTCTCTAATTTGTTCTGCTAGTTGAAATGCACGAAGATTTTTCTTTGGTGTATTCTTGTTTACGTCAACTGTGCTATTTTGTTTTGTAATAATACCAACACCTGCGGCATCTTCTTTTGCTTTAACTGCTTTTTTAAGTTTTTCTGGATATTGATTCAAATAATGTGCAACTACATCAAATATAGGTTTTGCCTCTCCATCAACCTCGACGGTCACACTAGGATCAATGCCCATGTCTTTATAGAACGCATTACGGTCACCAGTTCTTACAGCCTTACGTAAATCCGTTGCACTTGCCAATCGTTCTGTTGCAACATGCTCAATATTTTTAAATTTATACATACCATGTTCGCTTTCAGCGCCATTGTATTTGACCAATACGTCAGCCAACCATGTTTCATCAGTATATACTTTTAAGTGTACATTTTCACCATACTTGTCGTAAACGCTGGTAGCTAATGTTAACAAACTTTGTTCAGGAACAACATGTCCTGCAACTGGCGGAAATACTGCGGCCATGCATTGTAATTTAACATCATATGGTAATGGGTCTTTAGGACCGCTAGTGCTGTCGTTAGTTCCTACATACCAAATTGGATTTTTACTGGCCGCTTTCCATACACCTTTATGACCTTTGTGCGGAGGATTAAAACGTCCAAATGAAATCCCAATAGTCTTTATACTATTAGGTGGTTGCTCACCTTCAAACATTTCTCTTAACTTCATGGTACCCACCTTGATAATGTTTCCCCGCTACCGTGTTGAACGTTATCTCGTGGAACAAATTTAGTATGCATATCACCTGCTAAATCGTACTGTACCCATCCTTCTGAATTGATAACTTTAATTTCTGGAGGATTCATTTCTAATTGCGATAACAGTTGATTTTTCAAATTCATAATTCGCTTAACATAATTGAACACGGTAGTAACGCCAGCCGGAACAGCATCTATACGGGATCTAATATTCAACTTCATGCTGTCAGATTTTACCATACCACTTGCACCCAAATCAACCCAAGTCATAAAATCATCACCAACATTGGCCAACTGTCCTGATTTGGATTTTTCATTCATGTAACGATATATAATACCTTTGAAGTTTGATACTTTTGGAATAGGTGACAAGAACGCATCAATAGTTGCTTTATCTTGTTTGAGATCCATTTCAATTTTATCAATAGCTTTGGTATCTAATTTTGGTTGTACTTTGGCATAGTATGGACTCAATACAATTAACTCGGGTATTGGATTCATATATGCAGTAAAATCCTTAACTGGTTTTTGTTCACTATCACCAGCACCAAATCTATCAAAGCTACCGTGTGCGGCAACCATGGCCTGTGCACCTTCCGCAATACGCTGACCTAGTGTAGAGTCGACAGCAATGTGATATTGTGTTTGGCTTTTTAAATTAGGGTTCAATTCATACACACCATTTACTTCTTCTGGGGGTGTTGTAAATAGGCCATCGGCATAAAAATAAATTTCTTTACCTTTACGTGGAACTTTGGTAGAAGCTTTGAAAATCTCATACAAGTGACTAAACTCTGTGGCAAACTGCTGGCGTTCTGCTTGTTTGGCAGGATCGTTGCCAGCATCACCGCTTTTGTTCAAAATAAAATTATAAATGCCACGCACACTGGTAAAATCGCTTATATCGCTAGTGCCTGTTCCGCCACGACTCCAACCGTTGTGCCCGCATAAGATAAACTGTCCGTCTTTAGTGTAGCCCCAATAAATTTGCGGTGCTCCGTCCCATTTAAATCTGGTATTTTCTGAACTGGCGGTTCCGGCTTTGCGTATATGTTCAAGAGCTTTGATTACTCCAGCAGTGCCGTGTAAAAAAGTCAAATCTTCTACGTGGTTAAATGCTCTGCCAACTTTTGCTTTGACAGGTTCAACAGCTTCACGTATAAACAATTCTCTTAATAACACAATTAGTCCTTGTACTTGCCATCAGCTAGATGCTGTTTAAAGTCTTCTTGCATTTTTTTGCAAATACTAGTAACAGTCTTGTCGTCTAAGGATTCAGGCAGTTCACGTATAGGGAATCGTTTAACATATTGCTGATAGCTACTTACAACTGCTGGCTTAAAAACATCAGGATTTATTGAACGATTGCTGTTGGCCCTATCAAGGCAGCGGGCAATGCTGGGATAAACATGACGTCGATACACATCATCGTCATGATTCATGAAATGAGTCAAGTCTTCTACAAGGTCATAGTCCAGTTCTCTACCCTTTTCAGTAGATTTAACAAAATCTAAATCTTTAAAGAATTTATTTTCTAATAGTTCACGTATACGCATTATAAAGCCCGGTTTTAACAAAAATTACATACATGGCGGCAGATGCTCGCCTTTAGAGTATTTATCGTAAAACACAATTACTGTTTAGGCTTTCTCGTTTACGACCCGCTCAACTTTGGAAATTACGCCGCTAAGATGCATCTTTGCCAGCAAATTATTATCACCTGTAATGTAAAAGTAACTGCCGCCCCAGCTATTGTTTCTTAACAGCTGAATTTTACAAGATTTAGTTAGTTTTATCTTGGAATTATTACTAGCCCATGTGATAAAAGTGCTGTATTCTTGCGAAGTTTTGCCCAGTGTTACCCTGTAATCGTATTTTATCTTGGGCAAAATAACTGTGTTTTCTTCTAGAGTTGTGCCGGTTGCCGGCTGGCAAATATACTTTACTCGAGATGCATCTAATTTGATTAATTTGTCAACATCTTGTTTGTTATTAGTATACACTGTGACCCATGGAGTTTCTACACGTATTTCTATGTTGTCTAACGCAGAAAGAACATGCTCTAACTTGATAGCATATTGCAACTCTTCTTCAGTTTTGATAGTCCAACGTTTTCTAGAATACACATCAGTTTCTAATTTTACATTTTTTATGCGGTCAGCAATAACATCGCTGGGTGCGTTTCTAAATAAATGAGCGCCAGAAAATACCAATACAATTTTGTACTGGTACTTTCCGTAAAACAGTTTTTTAGTCTGCTTGAACTGCATGGTCAGTAGTTTCAATTGCCAACATTGGCGCTTTGGATGTTTTACCTTTAGCTACCAATGCTATTTTATCTTCACTAATAGAGATAGTTAGCCAACCGCCGTTCTTAAGGTCTCCAAACAACATCATGCGAGCAAGGTCACGTTTAATTTCCTTGTCAATAACACGTTGTAATGGACGAGCACCCATTTTAGGATCAAAGCCTTTGGCAATAAGCCAGTTGGTAGCCTCGTTATTAATTTTGATACGAATACCTTTTTCTTTAACTTGATCACGCATTTCGTCAATAAACTTAGTAACAACTTTAACCATTGTTTCTTTATTGAGTTTGTTGAATGTAATAACTGCATCAAGTCGATTTCGAAACTCTGGAGTAAAAAACTTTTTCAAGTCTTTATCGCTGTAGTCTTTACTTTGTGATCCAAATCCAATAGTATTCTTTTCAGCATCCTGCGCACCTGCATTGGTGGTGAGAATCAATACAATGTTACGGCAATCAGCTTTTTTACCATTCGAACCAGTAATAAAACCGTTATCCATAATTTGCAACAACACTGTGCTGACATCTGGATGACTCTTTTCAACTTCGTCAAACAACAAAACAGCATTAGGGTTTTCTTGAATCTGTGTAATCAACAAGCCAGCATTTTCTTCAAAACCCACATACCCTGGTGGACTACCAATCAGTTTGGAGATGCTATGCTTCTCTTGGTATTCACTCATGTCAAACCGCAACAGTTTGACACCCAAGTGCTTGGCCAGCGACTTGGCAGTTTCGGTCTTACCGCAACCAGTTGGCCCCATGAATATAAATGATCCAACAGGTTTGTTTTCACTCTTCAGTCCGGCTTGTGCAACAATAATCTTGTCCACAATTTCTTCCACAGCAGTGTCTTGTCCAAACACATCTGCGCTGACGTTGTCTTGCAATTTGGAAATACTTGCACTTTCAGTTTCGGAAACTTGTTCCTCAGGAATCTGTACCATCTTGGCAAGTTCGTACTGAATTTCACGTTCGGTAATGACACGCTCGTCTGCAAGTTTAAGATTGAAACGACTACAAGCTAGGTCAATCAAATCAATGGCCTTATCTGGAAGTTTCTTATCTGTTTGATATTTTACACTTAGCTTGATTGCTGAATGTAATGCATCGTCTTTAATTTTAACATTATGGAATCCTTCATAGTATTTTTTGATACCCTTAAGGATCTGTGTAGTAACTTCAATGGTTGGCTCGTCAACAGTGATACGTTGGAAACGACGCATCAGCGCACGATCCTTTTCAAAGTGCTTGCGATATTCTTCCCATGTTGTACTGGCCACAACTTTGATATTGCCTTTGCTCAATGCAGGTTTCATCATGTTGGCAAGGTCGTTTGCACTGTTACCAGCAGATCCTGCACCAGAGATCATGTGTGCTTCGTCGATAAACAACACAGTCTTGCCTTTCTTTTGAAGAGCTTTGATAACTGCTTTAAATCTTTCTTCGAAGTCACCGCGATACTTGCTACCGGCAAGCATAGCTGAGATATCTAAATTATAAACAGTGTAGTCTTTTAAGAAGTCTGGAACAGCACCTTTGACAATATTGTAGGCTAGTCCTTCTGCTATGGCAGTCTTACCTACACCCGGATCCCCAACTAAGATAACATTGTTTTTATTACGACGACCCATTGCAAGTGCAATATTTTCTAGTTCGTCAACACGACCAATAACTGGGTCGATTTTATTTTTTTCTACTTGAGCATTTAAGTTTGTGGTAAATGCCTGTAGAGCTTTGCTGGGTTGCCCACTTTCTTGTGAGTGTTCTTCCTCTTCGGGATCATCCACACTGTTATTTAGGAAGTCGGCAAACTTGTCTCTATCAATGCCAGCTTTTGCAATATAGAAATATGCCCAACTGCGTTTTTCACCCATCATGGCAACAAACACATCAGTGGGCTCAATGCGTTGGCGTCCGTTGAACAACACTTGTGTAAACGCACGATTCAACACACGTTCTACACTTTGAGTTTTCTTTGGTTTAACAACAACATCTTGCACAGTAATCTCACCGCATTTGGTTTTCAAATAATCGGTTAATTCTGTTTTCATTGTCTCAGGCTTGGAACCAAAACTTTGTAAACAACTAACAAACGATTCTTCAGTCAGCATAGCTAAAAAGATATGTTCGATTGTTAAATATTCATGATGCAGTTTTTTAGCAGTCTCTAATGCTTTTTCAAATACTGCCTGCAAATTATCACTTGGTTCTACCATTTAATTTCCTCTGTTTTTTAATTGCCATTGCTAGTTTAAGTGGACTTAGTCCATCTGTAAAACATACGCCATCCAAATGATCTAGTTCGTGTAAGAAACATCTGGCATCTAGACCCTCTAATTGTATTATACGCTCTTGACCCGTATTGTCAAGGTATTTTGCAATCAAACTTGTACTGCGTTCAACTTTTAACCATAAATCCGGAAAACTCAAACATCCTTCGTCTCCTACGGCTTTTTCATTATTTACTTCAAGGATAATGGGATTAAACAGCCCACACTCTCGACCATCCTGAGTACGCATCACAAATACACGTTTCAACAATCCAACTTGTTGTGCGGCAAGTCCTATACCGTTTGACATCTTCATCAAACTAAGCATCTCTTGCTCGACCCGTGCCGCCTGTTCACAATCTTCTGCACTTTCAAATTGCCAAGGCGTTGCTGATTGTTTTAATATTGGATTAGGATGTTTTATTAATTTCATTGTTAATTGAGCGAAGTCTTTCCACTAACAAAGGATCTGTAACGGCCGGAGTTCGGATTTTAATAACAGATACAAAACGACCTTTGTGCCCAGTGTTTACATTTGGAAATCCATTACCGTGACTGGCAAATTCTGAACCGTCTTCAATACCAGCACGTAAATCAAGATCCAATGCTTGTCCTGACAATGTTTTTACTTGTTTTCTACAACCAACCATAGCGTCAATGGGACTGATGTACACTTTTGTGTAAATGTCATCGCCCACACGGGTAAAGTTAGCATCGGGCAATATCACAATAGTAACATTCAAATTACCACGAGGTGCATTTGGAATACTGTCGTCCCCGAGCCCTTGATATCTGATAGTTTCAGCATGTCCGATGCCAGGCGGCACATTAATAACAACAGTCTGTGTACGTCCACTAGGTAGTTTATAATTTGCTTCTAGTTGTTTGCCTACAAACGAATCCATTAACGTAATTTGACATTGGATATTTAAATCTCTATTTCGGCCACGGCCACCGTGTCTGCCAAAAATATCTCCAAACGGATGACCAGCAAATGGATTATGTTGTCCAAATGCTTGTTCAAACGGATCCCAACCACCAGTATGAAAACGTACTTGTGGGCCACCCATTCTTTGTTGGTCGTATTCAGCACGTTTATTTTGATCACTTAGTGTGTCGTATGCCACACTAATATCTTTAAACTTGGCTTGATCACCGCCTTTGTCCGGGTGATGCTTATTGGCCAAACTTCTGTAGGCTTTTTTAATTTCTTCAGGAGTTGCTTGTTCATTAACTCCAAGGGTTTGATAATAATCAGTCATTGATGTAATTCCTTAAGGATATTTATGAATAACGTTATGAAAGTTAAATGCCACAGTCATCCGTTCACCGTCAGCAGTAAAAGGATTAACCAAATGAGACATCCAACCGGGAAAAATTAATACGTCTCCAGGTTTTCCTCTAAAAGAAAAACTAGTTGAATCTAGAAAGTTTTTGTTTGCACTGTATATAAAATGAGTCACACCCGGCAAATAACTTCCACCTTTAATTTTAGAAAGTTCTTCTAATGCATCAATTTCTTCAGCTATGCTAGGATCTTCTTTTAGATATATAATACCGGATAGTGGACTTTTATTATGATCATGTAAACAATTATAGTCGTGTTTTCGAGTAATATTTAACCAAGCAGATGCAATTGCCAATTTTGTTTCTTTAACTGACTGATCCGCAGTATGATGACTTTGTAAATAATACTCTCCTAATGCTATTAAAAACGATTGTAAATTTGATTCAACAAAAAAATCATAATTCAGCAACAGTTGATTTGTATTTTTCCCTACAAGATATTCTGACCAGTCGTATTCTTTAAGATATGCTTCGTCTTGTGTCTTTGCCTTCATTGCTTCGCTTTCGGCAAGCACGGCTGATAGCATATCGTCCGGAAGCTCAAATTTTAAAAATACAGGCCCAAATGGGCTGATCATAATTGGTTGTTTATTCATTCCGATTGCTGGTCCTCTTCACGACTGTCATTAAAATAGTTAAAAGCCACAGTCATTCGTTCGCCCTCTGCTTTAAATGGGTTGACCATATGCGAAATCCACCCGGGAAAAATTAATACATCTCCGGGTTTTCCTCTAAAAGAAAAACTAGTTGAGTCTAAATATCGAGGATTTGCATTATATATAAAATGTGTTATGCCTGGCATAGCAGTACCAACATATGTGCTATTTCCTATAGCATCATCAATTTCTTCGCCTATGCTAGTATCTTCTTTTAAATAAATTATTCCGGATAAGGGCCGCTCGCCGTGGTCGTGCAAACTATTATAATCGTGTTTGCGAGTAATATTCAACCATGCGGATGCAATCCCTAATTTTGTTGGCATAACTCCAGGCTGATTCTGTAAATAAAATTCTCCAAGTCTTATTAAGAATGATTCTAATTGCGATTGAACAAAAAAATCTCGATCTAACAATAATTGATTTGTATTTTTACCCACTAAGTATTTAGACCAGTCGTATTTTTTTAAATATTCTGGATCTGTAATTCTTGATTTTATATCTTCACTTTCTTTAAGCAACGCGGTAAAAACATCGTTAGGTAATTTAAACCTCAAAATGTTTGGCCCAAATGGGCTCATCATAACAGGATTGTCAAGTTGTTCGTTTTCGGGTATAGTCATAATAATAGGCCAAGTTAATACAGTAATTATACTATATTAGACTTGACCCGTCAAGAGTCTGAGCTAATTATTTCTTTTTAGCTGGCTCTGGAACTGCGTGACCTTCGGCTTTTTCATGTACTTTGATCTTCTTGCACACTTGAACTGGCTTACCGTCCTTACCATTTACAACTTTACCAGCCTTGTCCAATTTGTCTTTACAAACTTCTTTGGTCTCGCCACCGGCATATGCACATACAGCAATACCAAAACTCATTATCAATGCTAAAATTAATTTCATTTTATTTTCCTTATAAAACAGGATCTGGATCCTGAGGTACTATTTTCTTACCACCAGCTGTTGTTGTTACTCCTGTTGGAGTTGTCCCCCAACTTGGTGCTGGCGTAAAACTTGTTGATGGCGCTGAAGGTGCGCTTCCAAACCCGCCTCCGCCAAAGCCACTTGGCGCTGGTTGGTTAAATCCTGTTGGTGCTGGAGTACTGAAACCCCCAGGTGAGGCACCAAATCCTGTTTGAGGTGAGCCAAATGTTGTTGTGACGCTCTGTGATACGGGTGCAAGTCCACCATTATTTGCTCCTCCTAGTTTTTCTTGTGTACGACCAAATGCCGCAATACCTAATACCGCACCCATTGCAATGTGGAATAAGCCAGCACCTTGCAGTGTTAGCGGATTCCATTGTGTAATTTGTGTGTGGGTCATTGTTTGTAATAGACTCCATAGTATTGGAAATACAACCATATCCATAGTACAGACCAACATATACATCCAGCCCATCATTGGACGCCACTTGCTGTTCATCCAATCTTCTTTCTTTTGCTCGCTTGCGCTTTTGACTTCTTCTGACATTTAGTTCGCTCCTAAATTATACTAC